GGTCCAACCGGAATGTGGTATATCGAAAATAGCTTAACCTCTATTGGACAACCAGATCCAGTTGGCGAAATGAATTCGGTTCTTTGGAATACGGGTCGTGACGAAGATAAAGCTACGGCTCGTGATCGTAAACGTAGGTTGCATTATGTAACTAATATTATGGTCGTATCTGATCCATCCAATCCAAACAATGAAGGTAAAGTATTCCTTTATAAGTTTGGTAAAAAGATCTTTGATAAGATTATGGATGTTATGCAGCCGCAATTCCAAGACGAGAAACCAGTCAATCCATTTGATTTCTGGGAAGGTGCGGATTTCAAACTCAAGATTCGTCAAGTTGAAGGCTATCGTAATTATGATAAGTCGGAGTTTGCATCAGCTAGTGCATTGCACGAAGGTGATGATGAAAAGTTGGAGGCAGTATATAACCGCCTTCACAGTCTATCGGATTTCCTTGATCCGAAAAACTATAAGTCCTATGCTGAACTTAGTGCAAAACTAAGTAAGGTACTAGGCGAAGCCGGAGTTGCACTGACTACGGCTGAAGCTGTAACGCTTGATGAGACTGCTCCAAGTCCTTCCTTTCCAACGGAGCCAGCTCCAGCGGCGCAGCAAAGTAATGTAACTCCATCATCTGATAGCGATGATGATACTATGAGTTACTTTGCTAAACTAGCACAAGAAGGTTAAACACTTCAGCTAGTTGCACTAAGGCCCCAGAGTTTTTCCTTTCTCTCTGGGGCCTTTTTGTATCTATTAACCTACAGAATATGTTTTGTCTGAGTTGTTTCTTCCAGCAGTAGCTTTAGTACCAACCACAGTTGTATTAGTACCATTCCTCTGTGCCATAGGATCAGTCTTTTTATTGTCATTGATTTGAACTATTTGCTGCATACGTTTCATTTCAGCATTATTCATTTCTTCGGCATTTAGTTCTTGTCCTGATGTTGGAACCTCTTGTGGAATAAGCTCACCTGTTTTCTTATTCAGACCTGCATAATCATATACAGCATCTGGAATAACAGAACTTACAGCCTTTTTAACCCAACCAAACCAGCCATCTGATTTAGATCCACCTGTTGGAAGTATAGATCTTAGTATTGGTTTAAAGAAAGCATCAATACTTGGCATAAGACTACCAATTACATCTTTTAATAATTTTTTACCTTTTGAAACCCATTCTTTAAATGTATCAACTGGTGCACTAATAAACTTGTACAATTCATCTAATATATTATTCCACCATTCAGAGAAACTAAATGAATCTAGCTTTGCTTCAAAGGCTTCAAAACCAAGAGCTCCTGCAATCCAAGATAATGCAGATTTACCAAGGTCTAAGATTTGGAATACAAGTCCATCAATAAGACCACCAAGAGCTCCTACTAAAGAGCCTAAAATCTTTTGAAAGATATTACCATTAACCTTTCCCCATGCGTCAAATGCTTCAAAGCCAGCATCAAATATACCAATAAGAATATTAATTGGAATAAGTAAACGACCAAGGATAGCACCAATTGGTTTGAAAGCATCAAAGAACGGTGTAAACGTATTGAATGTATTTCTAATTCCCTTAAATGGTTTAGTGATAGCATCTGTAATAGTAGCAATAATGCTCTTTGCTTTACCACCAGCCTCATCTGTTAATAAAAAGAATTCTTTAAAGTATCCACTGATTTTACCAAAGACACTCGTTTCAGCTGCAAAAAGCGGACGAATTAAATCCATACCTTTATTAAATGAATCTGTAATAAAATTAAGTGGTCCTTTTAATGCATCAATTACTCGTTGAATAAGTGTACCCTCAACAAAAGTAGTTCTAATTAAACGAAGTCCATCAACAATTCCATCAGTAATTTTTGCAATTCTTCCAGTTACTCTTGTTTTTGCTGCATCAAATAAGTCATCTAGTCGGAGAAATTTTATAAGTCGTTCTCCTAAAAGTTTAGCTGTATCTCTTACTTTACCAAAGCCATTACCAATAACTCTAAAGAAAGCTCTTATTGGTCTTAAAGCAACATCATCTAATAGTTTCGCAACACCAGTAACATATCCTTTGACGAGACCAGCTAGTAGACCTGCAATTGCGCCAAGTCCAGCCATAATACCTAAACCACCAAGTAAACCTACTCCTCCTCCACCATCAGCGCCAGCATCTTTAATACCACGATCGACTGGGCCAGCATCTGGTTTAAGAGCATCTAGTTTCCTTAACATTTCTCGACGCATCTCTTCATCTAATAGAGAATTGCCTTTAAGTATCTCAACTAACTCCATAATTGAAGTAGTCATTTGAGTAATCTGAGGTTTGATCTCTAGAAGATGTCGCCTTGAATTCCGTGTATGGACTACAATCTCACCGTTTGATTCGGCTAGTTCTTCGAGTATGGGAGCTAATTCTGACATAACTTACTTCCTTGGTGCTGGTGTTTTACTTTTTTGAGTCATAGCTTCTTTGCCATAAAATGCTGCAACAATAGCAGCAACGGAGACAAAGTATACTGCAGCCATATCACCTAAAATGGTTGCAGCTTTATCTAAGCCAATAAGTGTTGCAATAATAACAAAGGCGGGATATAGTAACATACCAAACAAAGCAAACCATGCCATATTTCTTTGTGCATCTTGTTTCTTATCTTCATTTTCCATATCACTTCGCATATCTTCTAACTCAATCATTTTTTGCTCCATCATCATTTCATCATCACTTACAATACCATCACCATCTTTATCTAGATGAGCATATTTAGATCCAACTTCTAATTTTTTCGCGGCCATATCTATTTCCTTTGCTGCTGTTGCAACTTTATATTTTCTTCTTTAATATGTTCCAATAGGAGATGGACGTATATTTCCCTTTCCCACGGCACCATAGTTTCTAATTCAGTTAAAGAATACTTATGGTGTTGTACCATAGCAAAGTTAGTTTGGAAATGATTTTCCAGACTATCGTGAGAAAGGGCTAGCCGAAAAAACTTTGGATACCTTCGATATCAAAACTATTTTCGTGGCTACAATCACTTTTCGTACACGTAAACTCTACTGTCTTCTTTAACTTTGGCATAGCTTCAAACCATTCCTGCAGTTTATTAAACTGCTTCTGATTTAGATTTTCTATAAACTGATTAAGTTCCGCCTTTGTATTTTCTGACGCAGGATAAACATTTTCCGCATCGTAAATAGAATCAATTGAGGATACCAAAATATCGAAAATAAGATCAATTTCGGCTTCTGAAGTAGAATCATTCATATCCTTTACTGTAGGATACTTCATTGTAACACCAATAGTATCTGTAAGAGCAATAGTATTCTCTACAGTTTTTCCAATTGGCTCTAATTCATCCAAATTAATATTATAATCATTTGGCGTCTGACACTTTTCACAAGCAAATTTTAGTTTACTTGTTTCACCTACAGACTTAGTTCTCAGTTTTAGAAATACGTATTCTAAATCAAACATTGGATAGTTCATAATATTAATCTTATCAAACGTACAGCTTTGGATTACATCCCTCGTTGCACGAATAATTTGTTTTTGATCTTGTGATTCCATTGCAATCATTAAGATCTTTTCTTCTTTAACTAAGTACGGCCGATATTCAATCGTCTCACCAGTACTTGGCATTTTTAGTTCATACTTTGTTGCAGTATTTAGCTGTGGCAGGGCCATCATTCACTCCTTGTTATAATTAACCAAATAATTTATTAGCTGCAATTCCAACTAGCGTACCAGCTAGACTTGCAGAGTCAGACCAATCGTCATATGACATAGTAACATTTACTTTTGCTATAGCATTTTCTGATGCGTTTGATAATTCAATTGAAGAAATTGTTGTAGGAAACGCATTTTGTAATGTGCATGTATAAATTGGAATATTGTTTTTGTCTAATTGTTGTATAATTACATCTGAAACATAGTCATCTCTATAATTGACTACACCTTTTTCAAAGTCAATAATAGAGTTAGCCCATGAATCAAATACTTCTTTAATATAATAGTCACCAGTAAGAAGAAAAGAAAAGTTTACATCTTCATTAAGATAACCATAAGTCTTTTTAACCATCTTCAATCTAGTTTGGTGGTCAGCAGTTGTAATTTGCCGGCCGGGTAAAGCGCATGACTCACATAGTAAAGAAATATCTCGTGGGTCATTAATAAGAGACATAGGATTAAATCCACCACCCGAAGCTATATTACTAATAATAGATCCAGGGTTAATAGAAATAAGAGGTAAGTTCATGTAAATAGCAAACCTATTAGCTGGTGCTATTCCACCTCGTTTACCAAGGGTAGATTTAATTGTATCAATACTTGCTGGTAATGCCATTAGCGGTACGCCTTCCTAGAATCAGCATAGACCTGAGTTGCTGTTGCTTTCTTAAACCTTTGTGTTGGCATAAATAAAGCAATTTCCCATTCAGGTGCTTCTACTTTCGAAATCCTTCCTTCAACATGCTTTGTAAGATAATGTTTAAAGCAAGGCTTAAAATATTTTAGCTTTCTTACAGATTGTAATAACCTATATCGAGCTCTAAATCTTGTGTTTTCATCGTATCTTTCATCAGACTTTGCAAGCCCATCAAACAATTTAGCTCTAAGTACTGGTGGTAAGTAATGCATATTCAAACCATAGAATCCACCAGGAGCTTTTTCAACCATAATAATCAAAGGGAACGTATCATAATATGGTAATGTTTCTTTATGCTTTGGATCATAAAAGAACATATACATATCGCCCATACGTGGACGCGCAACCCTTTGCAATGCTGAATCCCTTAATAGTTTTTGTCTATTAACTTGTCCAATATTTTTAAGTTTGTTTCTAAACCACTTTTGCGATTCATCTGAACGAGGTTGTACGCCTGCTCTGAATGCTTGTAGTTGTAACTTTTCAAAAAACGAATCTGCCATACCTTTATTTATACACTATCCCTTGAGGATTTTAATTCCTAATTGTTTCAAAGTATCTTCATGCCAAATAGCAAATCTATATCCACGAGCATCTGCCCATTTACTAGCTGCGTCCCATTTAGATTGATTTTTTACATAGGTCATTACCTCATTAAGATAACGCTTTGTTTTTCTAGACGGTTTTACTGGAGGCTGACACTGTTTCTTTGGTTTAATTTCTATTAGCCATTTTTGACCTACTGCATCTTTGAAATAAATATCAATGAAGTAACGATGCATGCGTTTATCTGTTCCACAACGATATGGGATAACATATTCTTCTGAACTCCATTCAGAAACATCTGATTTATTATCTAAGAATTTGAATACAGCTCTTTCCCAAGAAGATCTATATACAACTTTCTTGTGATCTCCCTTATATTTTGAGATATTTTTTACCTTGTAACGGCCTTTATAAGTCATATAAATAATCGTATAGTAATTCAATAAGGTTTATTAGAATCATGGCAAAATTTGTTTATCCTCGCAATTTAAGTGAAAAACATCCTGTGATGTGCAGGATAGGTATCTTTCAGCGATCTAATTCTTTAGTTGATGCAAATGTTAAAGATGCAGCAAAAGCAGTGGCTAATGTTGCTCAACAAACTGCATCAACTTCACCATTACATCAAATCTATTTATATACACCATCAGCCGTAACATTTGCTGATGGACTGGCTTATGAAAACATTGACTTTACAAATGCTGTAGGTTCTGCGTTAAGTGCAGCTCAACAAGCATCTGAAGGTAAAGACATAGGTCTTATCGATACACTTAAAGGTTACTTTGGAGCGTTGGCCGCTGATAAAGCTGGTTCAGGTACTACAGAAGCAAACCTTGCTGCAGTACTTGCAATTGGTAATGGGCAAACTAAAAACCCTCGAACACAAATGCTTTTTAAAGCTCCTGCTCTTAGACAGCTTTCTCTTACATGGAAATTTATGGCAAGTAACTCTGCTGAGTCTGCCATTATTGAGGCGATGATTAAGACATTACGAGCACATGCATATCCTGAACTTATTGCAGGTGGATCTACATTTGTATTCCCAGATATATTCAAAATCGATTTTGTTCAAAAAGGTGGAGGTAAAGCTAAACTAATTAATTTTGCAAACGCATATTGTACATCAGTATCGGTTAACTATGGAGCATCTGGTCCAGCTTTTTTCCCAGATGGTTCTCCAGTAGAAATTGATTTTACTATGAGTTTCCAAGAAACAGCTACTCAGGATAGAAAAACTATTATGGACGGAGGATTCTAATGAAATACTTTAGGTACTTTCCAGAGATTGAATATGATTTAGATGCCTCAGGCCAAAAAAGAATAATTGTTGATAGTTTCCGGTTTGCAAAAATTGTAACAAAATTTAAGGATGATATTACTTTTTATAGATTTTATGATATACCTGAAGGTGAAAGACCCGACCATACATCTATGAAACTATATGATACTCCAAATTATTATTGGACTTTCTTTGTAGCAAATCCAGAATTAAAAAGTATTGATGATTGGCCATTAAGTAATGCTGATCTAAATGATAAAATTAAACATGACTATAAAGGTAACATGATTAATATTTCTACCTTTGACTTTTTTAATAAATTTCAAAATGGTGAAACAGTAGCTGGTCTTATTTCAGGAGCATCAGCAGTTGTTGTAGGAAAAAATACTTCTCTTGGTTGGATTGAAGTTGGTGATATTACTGGTTCTTTTTCTGCGGGAGAGATTATTCAAGGACAAACATCTGGAGATACAGCAACTATTACAGGGTCAGTTGAAAAATTAAAAGCTACACACCACTATGAAAACGGTGATGGAGTTACAGTTCCACGTAATACAGCCGGAGCTGCTATTGTAACTAATTTGCAATATGAGCAAGCACTTAACGAAACAAGAAAAAGAATTAAAGTTATCAGGCCAGAAGCTGTTGACCGTGTAGTTAAACAATTTAGAAAAGTGATTAAAGAATAATGCCTTCTCAGCAATTAGTAACTCCAAATGATGTTGAAGTATCTAATGTTGTATTAAGTAATACTGCTGGTCTTTCTACCGATATTACAGACCTTGTAGTAGAATTTAATATTTACGAAGAACTTGGTCAGCCAATTTTGCTAGCTGATATGATGCTTATTGATGGTAGTGGTTTGTTATCTAACTTTCCAATTACAGGTCAAGAATTAATTACAGCTGATATTCAACGTGGTGATGTCATCCACGAAATTAAAATGCGTACATCAAAGGTAGTAAATTTAGATCGTGCGACTGATCTTACAATGTTTTATACCATAGAACTTGTAGAGGAAGCTTATTTCTATAATGTACTACAGCTTGTATCACAAGCGTATGAAGGCACGATTGATGAAATTGTTAACTCAATTATGGAAGACTATTTACATACAGAATTAAGATATGTAGAAAAATCTTCAGGTACTTATAAGTGTGTTATTCCTAATTGGAATCCATATAAAGCTATTAATTGGCTTATGCAACGTGCTGTAGATCAAAACAATGTTCCAATTGTATGCTATAACACATGGCGTAATGGATCATTCTTTACTTCTTTTGATACACTCTTTAAAGGAGAATCAAGAGAAACATTTAAGTATCATTCACAAAATAAAGAAAGTATCGAAGGACAAAACGATAACTTTGATCAAATTGCTCAGACTCCAGTTAATTTTGATATTGTAAACAGTGGAATTATTATTAATCAGATTCAAGGTGGAGCATTTGGGTCTACCTATATGAATGTTGATACTTCTAGAAAATTTGCTGTTGAGTTTGAATATAATGTTGAAGATTATTTTGACGATCAGCCTAGGCTACAAGAAAAACTTATATTGAATGAAAAAAATACTTTTGATGGTAAAAAAATTAATGAGTATAAAGACACAATTAAGAGCATAAGTTTTACGAGTGGAGGTAATTTCGGTGAAGCCCATTCAAACTATAATAGTCTTACTAATAATATTTTGCCTTTTGCAAATAACTATAATAGAATGCTTTCAAGCTTTAAATATGAAATACAAGTTCCTGGACGTTTTGATATTGAGGTAGGATCTATTGTAGAGTTAGAGTTTACAAAGACTCAGTTGCATGATAAGAAGCAACCAGAACAAATTATAGATAAAAAAAGAAGTGGAAGACATTTAGTTACTAAGTGTCGCCACATGATTCAAGCAAAAGGTGATTACAATTTGGTACTTGAAGTAGTAAGTGATGGACTTGGAGAAGAATATAATGCAAAATAGTATGATATGGTTTGTTGGTGTAGTTGAAGATCGTATGGATCCAGATAGTATGGGTCGTCTTCGTGTTCGTATATATGGCGATCATGATCCTGATAAAACTAAAATTCCTACAGAATCTTTACCTTGGTCTCAAGTTATGATGCCAGTTACATCAGCAGCTTGTGCAGGTATTGGTGAAAGTGCTACTGGTATTGTTGAAGGATCTTGGGTTGTAGGATTCTATATGGATGGCGAATCTAAACAGCAACCTATGGTTATGGGTACTGTTGTAGGAGAAGCTGGCCCTAGTGGTTTACCTCAATCCGGATTTGCTGATCCTCTTGGTATTAATCCTCGTAGATTAGAAGGACCTGATACTCCATATAACGCTATTGGAGAAGAATACGATGATACTTATTCTGCACGAAATAGAGTTAATTTAAGAAAAGAAAAAATTGAAACTGCTATACCAGATAAATTAACAAGCGTAGTACAAGACGAACCTGATGCTTATTATGAACGTGGTACTTGGGATATGCCTAAACCATTTAATGACGCTGTTCCAAGGTACCCATATAATAAAGTTCATGAAACTGAAGGTGGTCATGTTTTAGAAATTGATGACACACCTGGTAATGAACGTATTAGTACATACCACACTTCTGGTACAAATGAAGAGTATCAAGCAAATGGTAATAAAACAATTACTATTGTAGGTTCTAACTATAAAGCTGTTTATGGATCTGACAACATTTATATTATGGGTGATGCAAATATTACAATTGATGGGAACCTAAGACAATTTGTAAAAGGTAACTATCATCTTGAAGTAAGTGGAAATAAAACAGAATTAATTCGTGGATCAAGACAAAGTAAGATTGGTAATTCAGAGCATTTAGAAATTGCTCAAGACTTTGCAAGTAATGCACAAGGAAATTATGTACAAAGAGTTGGTGGTGATGAGACAAGAATTATTGATGGATTAAGAAATACTACAGTAGGTAAAACAGAAGATCTTACAGTATCAGGCGAAACAAGTATTACAACTATGGATAAGTTAAATGTATTTGCACAAAAAGATTATTCAACTACTACTGTTGGTAAGTTAACTATTACATCAAAAGGTGATATAAAATTAGAAACACCAGCAAATATGAATACTACTGTAACAACAAATGTTACGAATACTATTGGTGGCACATTAACCGATTCAGTCACGGGTGTTGTAACTGAAAATTATAGTGATGCTCAAAATACAACAGCCGGTGGTGATATTACTATCAGCGGTGGTCCTAACATTAACTTGAACTAAGAGGTAAAGATGCCAGGA